ACGCCCGGTCGTTCGATGCTTGGTTCTTCGGACTGCCCAAGGCACAGCAGGACAAGCTGCGGGAAGGCGGCGTGCTTCCCTACCGCGAGATGGTCCAGCCTCGCCGCGTCTGCGAGGTCCAACCTTGGCGGCGCATCTGGAACTCGACCGAGCAAGAGCAGCGCATGGAGACGGATTCGTTCATCAGCCGCGAACACGTCGGCGCAATGCTCAAGGCCTTCATCGACGCGCTGGCCATGACCGACGAGTACTCGGTGCGCCGGCACGTCGAGCTCGTCAGGTGGGCGCTCGACCTACCCGGCTGTCTGCCCGCGCCTGACATCGCTCGGATGTATGACGTGAGCAAGCAAGCGATCCACAAAAGAGCGAAGCTGATGCGCGAGCAGTTCACTCCTGATGCGCTGGGCGAGTGGACCGGGCAACACGCCACGACTGCTGCTCAAACCGTGGCGAAAAACTTGCGGAAACCTGCGAAAACAAAGGGAAAACGATGAGAAACGCCCCAAACACCCCCCGCCAAGGAATCTCTTCCGAACGGCCGTTTTCGTGCGTGGCCTGCCACAGCCTCAAAATGATGCGTGTCTCGTTGACACAAAACCCCCGTTTAAATGGGCCAGCCTGAAGCCCTGACGACCAAGGCCTTAGCCGCGGCGATCGGCGTGAGCGTGCAGCGCGTGGGCGTTCTTCGCCGCGAAGGGATGCCGACCGAATCGGTCGAAGCGGCGACTGCGTGGCGGGAAGCCCGGGCGGCCGAGCGTGCCGCGTCTGCTCCCGTGCCGGCCGTGGCCTCGCTCGACGACGGAACGATCCAGCAGCGCATCGCCAGACAGAACGTCCTGGTCAGCCGAGCCCGTGACGTCTGGCAGGCGGCGATGGAAACGGGCGACCGCGACCAGGCTAAGTACCACACGCAGTATAACCAAGCGACCGCCAAGCTCATCGACCTAGAGGCCGAGGCGGAGCGTCGAGCGCTGATGGCCCGCGAGTATATCAAATCGTCAGAGGCAAAGGAGGCGATGCTCCAGCTGACGGGCGAATGGATCGAAGCGATGGAGCGGATGCCCAGTGAGCTCGGCGAGGCATGCAACCCTAACGATCCGCCCAAGGCCATCGCCGTCTTGCAGGCCTACGTCCGCAAGGTGCGGGAAAAACTCAGCGGCCATGACGAAGCGCAAGCCTAAGCCCAGGCGCAAGCCGATGCCTAAGCCTACGCGACCGCACAAGGACAAGCGCCGCAAATGGTCGGAGGTGTCGGACGAACTTTACCGACGCATCAAGGAGGCAGGCCTCTATGACTAAGGACGAGCTGCTCGCCATCGGCCGCGAATCCCTGACGCCGCCCGATAACGCCGACCCGGTGAAGTGGCTGGCGAGGAACATCACCCGCGTCCCTGCCGGGGCGTTCGCCGGCGGATACAACCCAAGCCGCTGGCCGTGGATCGCGGAGAGCCTGCGTCTGTTCCTCGACCCATCGACGCGGACGATGGTGGACCTCTGGTCGATTCAGACGGGCAAGACCTTGAAGGCCCGACTAGCGGCGACCTACCTGATGGCGAACGACCGCGGGAACATGGTCATCTACATGGACAACCAGGTCAACGCGGCGGACTTCACGATCCGTTACTTGCGGCCGATGTTCAACATGGTCGAGGACGTGCGTCGGCACATCTCGCCGGCGGACAACCCGAAGAGCGACATCATCGACTTTGCGGACGGGACGATCGTCTACAACAACTCGGCCACGACGGAGAAGGACTTGCAGCGCATCTCGACGCGGTACGTCATCGGCGACGAAATCTGGCTCTGGAAGAAAGGGGCGGTGGCGCAGTCGATGGCCCGAACGAAGGCCTACGAATGGACGGCCAAGAAACTGTATCTCTCGCAGGCCGGCATGGTGGGCGACGACCTCGACAACATCTGGGGGATGACGACTCAACACGAGTGGAACATGGTGTGCCCCCTATGCTCCAAGCTCCAGCCCTGGGACTGGTCTTTCGTCAGGTTCCCCGAGCAGGCGAAAAGCCCGGCAGGATGGAATCACCTGATGGTCGAGAAGAACACGACCTACGAATGCTCGGGCTGTAAGGCCCACCTGCCCGATACTAACGAGACTCGCATCGCCTGCAACGCCGTGGAGAACGGGGCGCAGTTCGTCCAGATGGCGCAACCTCAGAAGACCGGGTGGGTCGGGACGCATGTCAACGCCTTGGCCTCTACTAGCTGGGGCTCATTGGCCGTGGACATGATCAAGAGTAAGGAGGCCTCCGAAGCCTACGGCGACGAGGAGGGCAGGAAGATTTTCAAGACCAAGTATCTGGCCATCCCCTGGAGCGACGACGGCGGGGCGATGGTGGTCTCGACCGAATCCTCGGACTACGCGATGGCGGACGACTGGGACGCCGAGGCGGTCATCAGTCCAGCCGGCAAAGTCATGGACCGAGAGGGAGCGCCGAATGGTAGCATCCCTTTTCGGGTCATCGGAATCGACGTCCAGCGTGGCCATTTTTTTGCCGTCTGCCGCCGCTTCGCCAAGTCAGGCCATAGCCGCCTGATGGCGTTTGAGAAGCTGGAGACGTGGCAGGACCTGGACGAGTTCGTCAAGAAGACGGGGACGCACAAGGCCATGATCTGCGTGGACTCGGGTGACCAGACGCAGCTCGTCTACCAGCAGACGGCGGTCCGCGGCTGGAAGTGCTCCAAGGGTTCCGGCGCCGAGACCTTTGCGGTAGGCGACCGGGACGGGAACACGGTGCGCCGATTCTATTCGGAGAAGCAGGCCATCCTTGTCCCAGGGACGCAGGCCCGGGCTTGGCTTATCTCGTTCTCAAACGTCATGGCTAAGGATTTGCTTCACGGTCTCCGGGCGAGGAAGGTCTTCGGATTTGCCCGGGATGCCTCGCCCGAATACGTTGACCAACTGAATTCAGAAGTCCGCGTCCGCGATCGTCGGACGGGCAAGGCCACATGGATTCTCCCTCAGGGTAAGCGGGACAACCACGCCCTCGACTGCGAAATCCTCTGCCTCCTCGTCGCCGTGCGTTGGGGCGTCGTCGGCCGGGAAGCCACCGCGGACGACTTGCAACCTGGGGAAGGTCGGTCAACATGACGACAAGAGGAACGGTTCCGAAGCGTCGTAGGATGTGCGCCTGCGGAGGCATAGGGTCGGGACCGTTCCTCCCCTCCGTTGCCTAGCCCCGCAGATTTATGCAAGGATTGTTCATCGGACTTTCGGAAGACGAGCTGCTGGCAATCAAGGCCAAGGCGGTCTCCATGATCATGGAGGGAAAGGTTCTCATGTCCTACGCCGACTCCGGCTCGTCTTCGACGAAGCAGTTCGCGTTGCCGCCCAAGGAGATGCTTGCCGAGGCCATGGGCGCGCTCTCTCAGCTCGATAGTGCCAAGTATGGTCGCCGTCGGAATGTGATTAACACCCGCTACGACAACCGTAACAACGACTCTCAATATGGCCTCTAAGTCTCCGAAGAAGAAACCCGGCAAGCCTGTCATCAAGGCGCCGAAGAAGCCGGCCCTCGCGGGCGGCGCCGTGCCTAAGCAGCAGGCCTACACCGAGAGCGGTTCGTCCTATCCGCAGACTCCCCGATGGGAGAGCGTGACGCAAAGCAACGCCCGGCAAATCATGTACACGGGGTCGAACGTGGACTCCCGCCGCGACCTACGTTCCCGCGATCGGAACGTGATGGTCAAGAAGTGCCGGTACGCCGAACGCAACTACGGGCTGTATAACCAAATCCTGAACGACATGGTCTTGTATACTTCGGGGGATGGTATCCGCCCGCAGTCCCACGCAAGCACCCCTGAGGCCGCCAGGGCTTACGAAGAATACTTTGCCGAACACTCCAAGCGCATCGACGTAACGAACCGCTTCTCTTTCTCTCAGTGCCAGGGGATGCTCGTCCGTGCGCTGATCCGTGACGGCGAGTGCTTTGCCGCCAAGGTTCGCAACGCCCGCGGCGAGGCCAAGATTCAAATCATCGAGACCCACCGCGTGGGCGACCCTGCCGACCGCGACACGCCTGACCGTACTTGGGACGGCGTGCAGTTCGGCGACTTCGCCGAGATCGTCGGGTATTGGGTCTACCGCTCAGACGGCTCCAGCCGCTTCATGCCGGCCAACACGATGATGCACATCGTGGACCTTACATCGTCCAGCGCCGCCCGCGGCACCCCCCTCCTACAACATTCGGTCTCGAGTTTGCAGGACCTCGACGAAATCCTAGAGGCTGAGAAACGTGCAGTCAAGGACCAGAGTGAGGTGACCCGTGTGCTCAAAAAAGGCGGAGGTTTTATCGACGACAACATGGCAGCCGAACTCGGCGGCGGCGACCGATGCTACTCGGGCATGGTCGAGCAGGCCGGCGGTAAGCTCATCGTTTTAGAAACCAATGAAAGTCTGGAGCATCAGGAATCAAAGCGACCCTCTCAAACTTTTAACGGATTCGTGACCGAGCTCCAGCGGGACATCGCCTTCGGCTCCTTGCCTTTCGAGTTCGTCGCCAATCCCCAAGCCCTGGGCGGAGCGTCCATTCGCCTTGTAACTGCCAAGGCCGCACGCGTCTTCGGCAAGTACCAGACCGTCATTATCGACACCTTCTGCCAGCCGACTTGGGATTACATCATCGCCGACGGCATCGCCTCCGGCGCAATCCCTGACGACCCGAAGTGGTACGCCGCTTCTTGGACCACGCCGAAGAGCGTGACCGTGGACGGCGGCCGCGACGCCGCGAACGATCGTGCGGACGTGGAGCTCGGCCTCCTATCGATGAGCGAGCTCTACGCCCAGCGCGGCCTCGACTTCAAACAGGAGCTCTCCAAGCGCGCCGACGATATGAACTTCGTCATCGGCCTAGCCAAGGACAAGGGCCTTCCCGTGTGGATGCTCTACAAGCCAGGATTCAACTGGCTCCAACAGGGACAGGCCAACAGCCAACTCCCCACGGACGTGGCCGACAACCTCGACCTCCCTCCTCCCCCCGAACCCTCTACCCCCTAACACCCGTGCGTTTTCTTTCCCAGGGCCTCCGCGGCCTCGAGCCTCTTCTGATTCATCCCGTCCGTGCCAAGGAGTACGTCGAAGCATCCAAGGCCGCCGGCCTCGGCGACATGATCGCGCAGCTCTTCGGCGAATCGCCCAAGCCCTACGTCGTCGGCAACGTGGCGGTCATCCCTCTCTCCGGCCCCATCGGCAAAGGCATCAGCCCCATGGAACGCATGATGGGC